CGCTAGTACACGTAAGTACCAACAGAACCTCGAAGTTTTCTGGAGTCAACCGATATGGAAGACAACAAAACTATGATTAACATTCGAGAGGAGGGTACGCTGAAGAGCGCCCTCCAAAAGTTTGATCAGGCCGACACGGCCGTAGATCCAGGTGTGAATGAGCCACCTGCCGCGTCCTCAGAAGGGGATGCGGGTGAACTGAGAGCTCTAGGTTTGCTGCGCGGACTTTGTTTGATCTTGAAGGATCACAACGCGCCTGAGACTGTTTTCGACAGTATCAGAAACCAACTCTTCCCATACCTCGCCGAGTGCGATGAAGGGACGTTCGTGAAGCGGGCCAAATACGTTACCGTATGGCCGATGGCTAAGTATCTGAAAGGCTGTGCGCCCCCCAAAAAGCCAGATGTGGTATGGGTGCCCACGGGCCAGTTCCGGAACTGGGCCAGATGTCGTTTCCGGGATTTCACCAGAAAGAACACAACTCTATGGTACTCTTGGCTTCAAGGCAAGAGGAGCTGTCTACCACTCTCGGAAGAGATGGTGAGGACGGCGTACGAGGAACACCGTGTTGCAATGGAAGGGAAGGACCCGATCGATACGCCTACTAAAGAGGGCGTCATGCAGGAGTTGGAGCCTTTCTTCGCGGATTATGTCGTCCCGAGGATTATGGCTGCCTATGTACCAAGTACTTTGGAAGAGCATCTGGAGTACTACGGATCACTTGAAGGTGATTCCGTGCACGTCGCGTCCATACGCGCGTGCTACGAGTCTTCGCGAGAGAAAGGAGGCCAACTAGGTTCGTTGGTTCAGCTCTGCTTTCCGAGCTCGGGCCCACCGTCAGAATGGGACCTGGATGCCATGTCGTACCAGACAGTGGCATTCGTAAACGGAACAGTTCGTTACAACGTTTTGACGGAGCTTCACCGCTCAAGAACCGGTGAGACACAGTGGCGGGACGCACTCCATGGTGAGGCGCTCTTCTACCGCGGTCAGAGGCGACTCAAGGCCACCATCCAGGTGGTCCTAGAGCCTCTCAAGACCCGTGTCATCTCAAAGGGTGAAGCCGTTCCATACTATCTGTCCAAGCCTCTACAGATCGTACTCCATGACATTCTGCGCGCCGAGCCTGCGTTCAGACTCATAGGAAGGCCTTTGGATGCCTCCGATCTAGTCGACCTCAGCGACAATCGGGTAAGTATGGGGCACGGTCGTTTCGAGTGGTTCTCGATCGACTACAGTGCAGCGACGGACGGCCTCAGCGCGTCTCTGTCGGCGGCCATAATGAATCGCATGCTACGTTCGCAGCGATCGGATCTGTTGGATATCTGGATGAGTGTGCTCGCACCCCATCGTTGCAGATACCCGTTTCCTCACGATAAGGACGTTTTACCTGTGGATCAGGTAAACGGCCAGCTGATGGGTTCAATCCTCAGCTTTCCAATTCTTTGTCTTGCCAACCTGGGTCTCTACCTGTATACGATACGTAAGGATCCTCGTTCCCTCAGGGACAAGCTGAATGGAGTTCTCGTCAATGGAGATGACATGCTCTACGTCGCGAGACGGAGCGTGTGGGATGACCACGTTGCGAACGGCGAACGTGTCGGACTGAAGATGTCACCTGGAAAGGCGTATCACCATGAAGTCTACGCGAACGCAAACTCCGCTTGCTTCCATAGCAAGCTCTCACAGGCCTCTACGGCTGTGGATTGGACGGAGCTCGATCCTGAGTTCATCACGTCTAATGTGAGTTATGGCAAAAGCGGTACGCCTACGCGTGTCCCGTTCCTCAACACAGGTTTGTACTTTGGCCAGAACAAGGTCATGAACAAAGTGTCCGAGACGGGGTCCGAGGTGACCAGCCGTGTCACGGTGATTGGAGAGCTTCTCAAGGGCTGCCGCACAAAGCGGTCCGGAAAGCTCACCTATCGTGGCTATCTGCACAGGCACGGTGCCGAGATCGCACAAGAGTGTGCTGGGCGTAATATCTTCTTCTCCAGAGCCTTAGGTGGCATGGGAGTCGAGTACCCTGAGTGGCTGACCATCAAGTCCACTCGCGCTCAGCGCCAGGAAGCATTCCGCAGGTACCATGCGAATCCGAATGCCTGGCTTGGCTTTGGACCCCTTCCGGGGCCTGAGGTCAGTGACACTCCGACTGAGGTCAGAGCACCATGGCTAGTACCAGGGCAGCTGACGCCCCAAAATCTCAAGCTGAAAGAACGGCGACTCGATCCCGAGTTGAATACCGCTACCTGCTTACTACCGTTTCGGACTTGTTCGGTCCCTCGGCGCACTTACAGGGATGTATGGCGCACCGAGACAGTAGATTTCGGAGATTTGGATGGCGAGGCATTGGAATGCCGCCCATACCGGGTGCAGGTCAGGAACCGCATCCCCTTGAAGCCGAGCCGGCCGCGTCTGAGTTACCATCAACGTACCGCTCGTGAGAACTTCATGGACTCGCTGACGTTTGATGAACAAAGCGAGTGGAGTGTCGAGACCAATACCTATCACGGGTATCTCGACTGGCGGGAGTTTCACTCTACCGCCGAGCGTGCACCTTCACCTCTCGTAATCTGGGAGGGCATGCTTGTGGGCACACGACCTTGCTAGTCGTGTGCTGCGTCCCGGAAAGACGTTAAACTTGTCCGGCTGGCCTGTCTGCTGTTGTTCGCAACCAGATAAGGGCCAGATGGGGTCATGGAACATAGACTCTCCAAAACGGTTAGGACCCTGTGAGGGTATCCTGTAAAGTGCCGTGCTAAGGCAGTCACGAATTACTCTGCGTGTCGCACCCCTAGGGAAACCAGGTGCTTCGTAGCGCATGACAGTAGTGATCTTCGAGAGGAGAATGCCGGAATTTGCCGAGAGACTGCACGGATTGGGTGCGTACGTGATCGTACCACTATTCCATGATGAACAGTCCGCCCGCGTCGGGTGGATCCCATATTAGACGACTTACTGAGACCAGGAATGCCCAAGACGGACAAACCAAAGCAGCAGAGCCCTGGAAAGGCTAAGGCAAAGAATCAACCAAACCGCCCGAGGAAACAGGGCGTGCGAGCGCGGGTGCAGGATGCACCGGCGGCACGAGCATCTCATGCAACCAATGTGGGCATGGATGACCTTCGTGCGCATCGCATCAGCTGGCTGGCTGGAACAACATACGTCGGAGACGGTACACTGGGTATCGCCGATCAGGTGTACTTCCGGCCAGCAGGGCAGACTACAAACGTCGTGCCCGGGAACACAGGATCAGGCATGGTGCCGATCTTGGCTGCCGATACTCGTATCGGGCAGACCTACGTGAGTGACATTGAGAAGCACTATTCACGTAAGGTGATTCGATCCCTCAAGCTGAGGCTGATCTCGCTCGTTCCCTCCACGGCGAACAGCGCAATGGTCTATATCGGACCTGTACGCGGCCCCGGAGCCGCTGGTGACTGTATCACCGTCACGACCGCAACTGCGGCCCCTACCATCGCAAACACGCTTGGCATGTCCAACGTGCAGTCCGCTGCCTCCTGGGAGCACCGGACGCTGGATCTGACCCCCTACGTGGCGGGTGGGTCTGGTGCGAAGCAGAACGAATTTGCCATCAGCCGCAACGGCGATGATGTTTCTACTGCGTGGGGTGACGGTAACCAAGATTTGACTGGGGTGGCTCCATGCGCCTTCGTCATCTCTGGCACTTGTGCAACGGCAGCGCTTCGCGCTTCGAACCTGCACTTTGTCGTCATTGAACAGGTATGCGATTTCCTGGACTTCATTGGAGGCAACGCTCTCTCCGTTCCACTCTCCTTCTCCGCTGTACGCCGGTTCCTCGGTACGCTGGAGGGAGGGAAGAGTCTGTCTGACTGCGATGCGCAGGACATTCTCCGGATGGTTGAGCGATCGTTCGCCGCGCGTTCCACGCGGACAATCCCCTTCTGACCCAGAACTGGGCAGACGGAAGTCACACCGAGAGTCGTGACACCCAACGTCAGTAGCAGGGTTGTTGCTATGACCAGATTGACCATCTGTGATTGGTCGGTGGCTCGTGGATCATGGGCGAAAACGCGATACTTCTCAACTCCATCAGTTGGAGAGCTTAGCTTTGGCGAAGCAGTATCTTGACGAAATCGTATCCTGTGACACGAGGGAACTCTTACTTGTACGTTGGCCTGACATACAAGGAGATCTAAGGTAGTTCCTGCCGGATAAGAAGCATGGTTTGCAAAACATTGACCATCTGAGTTAAATCTCACCGGGACACTCTCGAAGGCTTATGGTACAACCATTAGCGAGTGTGGCCTTGATGCAAAATGTATCTGCAACTTGGGGACGGTAATTGACCGTACATGTGGATGAATCCTGGTAGGCGTCGTACGACGACCCACCGACGGGTCCGCTCTGATCAAGCGGTTCAATCAGACCCGAATTATGGTTAGTTTCTTTGATCCAGAAACGAAAGGTGAAGCCTAG